AAGAACCTAAAGATATTGGTAAGAAATGTCCTCTCTTCTTTTGAAAGTTTATCTTTCCAATTCTTGACATCTTCTGCCATAGGAACTTCTGTATGAAGCCAGTGGGATTGTTCGTGGGTTAACCATGCATCGTAACACCATGGGTACGAAAAAGGTTTAAAGTATGTACGTTCATCTGTTAATTTTAATGTCATAATATATTCCTCATCCTTCACATGCGAGGCATTCCTCACCTTCAATGATCGCCCCAAAGTCTATTTCTTTAATAATATTTCTTTCAATTCTATTCGAAACTTTATCCGCTTTACTAGCCTTCTCACTTCTACAATAATAGAGTGTCTTAACTTCTTGCTTCCATGCCATAAAATGAACTGCATGTAAATATTTAATGTTAACGTGTGGTCTAAAGAATACATTAAGAGATTGTGCTTGGTCAATAAACTTCTGTCTATCAGCGGCATGTTCTATCACCCATCTTTGGTCAATTTCCATAGCAGTCTTAAATACATCTTTCGTGTATGCATCTAAGAAATTAAGGTGTTGTACTGAACCATCATTAGCAATAATTGAACTCCAAATTTCATCTGGAGTTTTATTACTCTTTGAACATTCTTCTTCAATGACTACCTGAAGATATTTGTTTTTGTTTAAGAATGAACCAGATAGAGTGTCCTGTCTATAGGCGTTTGCTCTCCATGGTTCAATCGAAGGTGATGTATTACCCATGATAATTGAACTAGAAGCATTGGGCGCAATTGCCATAACATGCGAGAATCTTTGACCTGTGCCTTTTGCATCAGGTGCTTCTCCACGTTCTTTACCTAGTTCTAGATTTGCATTATCTAGACGTTCACGTATGAGTTTGAACATACGCATGTTGGCACTCTTTGCCAACGCTCCTTCAAATACTAGATTTTTCTTTTGTAGATATGCATGGAATCCTAATGCACCAACACCAATAGACCTTTCTCGTGTTGCAGAGAACTTTGCTCGGCGAACAGCATCTGGTGCGTTATCAATAAAGTACTGTAAAACATTATCTAACATTTCGGCAGTATCTTTTAAGAAAAGTGAGTCTTTACTCCACGCATCATAATGCTCTAGGTTGACTGAAGACAGACAACATACAGCAGTACGATCAACACTAGTTGGTAGTATAATCTCGGAACAAAGATTAGATTGGTGTATTTTAAGTCCTAAATCTTTCTGAAATTGTGGCAAGTATTTGTTTGAAGTGTCGATATAATGGATATAGGGTTCACCTGTCTCCATTCTAAGTTCGAGTATCTTCTGCCATAAGTCTTTTGCAGATACCGTCTCACGTACTTCACCACTGTTAGGGTCAATTAAATTCCAAGAATCATCTACTTCAGAATCTAGCATACTTCTTTCAATCAATTTCATGAATCGGTCAGAGATATTAATGCCATGATGCATATTCAAACATCGAATATTTTGGTCACCTGTGGGTTTTCTCATCTCTAAGAATGGAATGATATCGGGATGAGAGATATCTAGATAAGCCGCATATGAACCACGTCTTGTGCGACCTTGTCGATATGCTAGTGAACTGGCATCATACATCTTAAGATGCGCCATAACTCCTGTAGACTTATCATCAGCACTACGTATTCCAAATCCTACGCCAACTCCACCACCTAGCATTGATAACCAATTGGTCTCGCTTAGATTTTCTACTAGACCTTCAGCGGTATCTTCAATATAATTGAGGAAACAAGAGATGGGTTGACCTTTATTAGATCGACCAAATGATAAGATGGGTGTGGAATATGACAACCAATGTTTACTAGAGTATTCATATAGTCTTTGTGAATGTTCTGGGTTCGAACCAAATGTTTTACTCACAAATGCGAACCGTTGTTGTGGAGACGTTTCCGTTTCCACCATATAACTTTCTTTCAATCTTGCAATGCCCAGTTTATCAAACAGTTCATCACGACTCAAATCAATATCGATACCTAAATAATTTTGTCTCATTTACACCTAATTCCTCTATTCAATAAACTATTATAACATATAAAATAGCAAATGTACACTATTTTTCTCAAAAACTCTCAATTTAGAGGAACGTATGTCAGATTGTGGCAATCTATACCACAGATAGCATTTCGAACAAATCTACACGCTAGTTATAGATTTTGTTTCAAATGATATCTGGTCTCGTAGGATAATTGATGCACCCGGATTTGATTTGATATAATTTAACACACTATCTTCGTACATTCCTGTGCCTATGTACTTTGCCCATCTTTCATACTTAACTCTTTCGTTCTCTTTAAATCTAGTAAAGACATGAGAAGGTACGTCAAATAGTTTCTTTTTCTTTTTCTTTCGAAATAGTTTCATAGGTGTTGACGTATCATCGCCTGTGCCTACCACATTTGCCGTAGTTGTATCTTCATTCCACTCTTTGAAACTCTTATACTTATCTTTTCGTGTGTACTTTGTCTTATCTTTTTCGACCTTCTTTGTAAATGGACCTTTTGGATCTCTTACAAGTCTGGCGTATGGGTCTCTAACTTTTCTTTTTAATTTGGTCATCTTACTAACTCATTTGCGGTAACATATACTATTTGACCAGTGGCATAATGAATAGCATTGTAAACTTTTATTCCAAAAATCTCTCCCTGAGGATCCGATTCTGGTACAATTCTTACTTTATCACCACGATATACAAAACCTTCATGGCATGTAGAGTTAATTATCTTATCTTCTTTTAATTTATATATTCCTGGTGCGAGACAACCATCCTTCAATATGAACCAACTATTCACTTCTTCAGAGAGTTCTATTGTTTCTATATTACACTCTTTTAATATCTTTGTCAAGTTCTTTTCTGAAATATTATACTTTTCTTTCATAAGAAAGAGTGCGGCCACATATGTGCCGATCTTCGAACTACCACCAGGTGCTTTTGCTATGAGTCTTTTTATATTAAAAACAAGTCTGTGAAATGTATTGTATGCGGACTTTTGTTCAGAAGTAGTAATCTTTGCGTCTTTAATACGTTTACCATTTTCATCAATAATGCCAAGTTTAAATGCAGTCGTATCTTTCCAAGCAGTAGTTAATAGTCTCAAAAAGCGAAACGTATATACTAAATCTCCCGCTCTTGCTAAAATACCCATTTAAATTTCCCTAAGTCTTGCGACAACTGTTTCGTCTAGTTTAATACCCGTATACTGAGTATTATTTATTGTTCCTAAAAATATCAAGAAAGGTTTAATCACTGGCCAGTGTCGTGTATCAAGTCTAAACTCCAACATTCTAAGACCGTTCGGAATACCAAAGACATTAAAAATAACGATGGCATGATTTAGAATCAATCTCTCAGATAAATCACCTTTATCAAGATACCTATTAACTAATCGCTTAATATACTTAAAACGTTTTAAATCCTCAAAGAACTCTTGAGAGTCTATACATGTAGGACTCCAATAACTCTTAGCGGCATATAATAAAAAATTATCTTCATTCAATTCATCAAATAGTTTCATAAACTAACCTTCCATATTATATCCGTACTAGTATATAGTACTATTATTAGGATAATAAGGACTTGATAGTTTGTAATAATTTCTTCTTAGATAGTCTGCGATCTAGTTCAACACCATTTTCTCTACCAAGTGCTTCGAGTTGAACCTTCGACATACTTTCAATTGCAACATTACCAATCGGAGCTTCGGTAAGTAGTGTTGCGGATGGTTGTGTCTCAGGAACTTCTCTAATCTCTTGTACTACGCCATTATACCCATCGACTTGATCTTGAGTGAATCTACCAGAAATGAGTAGTTCACCTTGAGGTGACTCCCATCCTTTTAATGTGGCGTTAGCATCAGATGCCCAACTGGGCGGTTGTATTGGTTTTGCCATAATATTTCCTTTATGCTTCAGTTTTTTTCACTTTTGTGGCAGTAATATCATCTACTGGGTTAATAATCTTCTTGTCGCCTTGCTTGTTATCACCCTTACGTTTAGGTGCTTCTTTATTTTGGTCAAGGGCCTTAGTGATAGAATCTCCTTCGATCTTCTCACCGTCAACGACAGGTGCAGACTTATGAGCATCAACAAATGCTTTTTCGCCGGCAGAACGTTCTAGTTGTTTATCGATAGTATCTACTGTCTTAGGGTCTACCTTTTTCGAAGCGGCTGCTTCCCACATAGATTGAATACCTTTTCGAATACTTTCCATATGAAATCGACCAACTGTTGCCATTTCTTCTGCAACTTCAACTTCTGCGATATCTGTTTCGGTGCTTTCATTAGCACTTTCTGCGGTTGTATAACCCTTAGCAAGATAATTCTTTAGTTGTCCTTTATCAATAACTATAACCTTATTGTTCTTGACAACCATGGTTTCTTTATTTTTATCCTTGAGTTGACGGGCTTCTTGCTTATGCTTACCTTTGCGTAAGTCAGCAAGATCATCTCCTTCGATGTCGCCATCTTTGTCTACATCAAGTTCTTTCTGTTTAGGTGAAAGTTTCTCGCTTATAGCAACTGGTTCTTGTTGGATTTCAGGTTGCTCTGCAAACTTCATATCCTTAAGTATTTGTGCCATCTTGTTAATGTCTTCAGTGTTCATTTTTTGCTCCGATTTTGTCCTAAAGGACTAAGTGTGTAGATAGGGCACCAACAACGGCAACTAATACTATCCAGAATAATCTATTTATAATATTTATAGTATTTGCATTTTGTGAAACTAGGTCTTCTAATTTATCGATCTTTTGGTGAAATTCTTCGAATTTTTCCCATTGTTCCTTACGTTCTGCTTCGTGAAAATCGAATCTTTTTTCCATAGATACAATTTTCTCTTCTGCTCTGGCAATGCTTACCATGGCCTCTACTAGTTTATCTATCTTGACCTCTATTCTGTCAAGTCTGTCATTTGCATTTATTGCCATTACGCTTTCCCATTTGATTTAATTTTCAGTATTAGTCTACCTTTTCCTTTTAACAGGCGATGATAGACCATTTTTCCTATAATATATGTTTCACCTAATTTCATCGTTAACGGAAGTTGATTGTCAATTTGCAACTTCCAATTTATACCCTCTAATACCGTAACAACTCGTTCTTCGATGTCTCGGTGCCATACTAAATCCGCTTCATTAACGTTTTCAAACGTTCTTGTATCATCAGTATCAACGTATGGTCTTGGTACGCCCATCTTTTCCCACATGATATGCACTAAACTCAATATTAGGATATTCCTTTGATAATGATAAGAAACTTCTTAAATTATTCATATCATCATCAAAAAATCTAACTCTACTATATCTACCACTGCGAAGATATTTTCTGAAAATTACCTTCTTATTCTTTGCTGAACTACCAAGATTTAAGTTTCCTGCACGTTCAACGTGTATGTTGTCTGTCGAAATTCCATGAGCATCTAATGCTCTAAGAAATATCTCTTTATTATCCATGTCGGATCTAGCAGTTGATATAATTACTTTAGATCCTTGTGCCACAGAGTTTTTTATTATTGCCTTTGCCTTCGCAATCATTCTTGCAATAGGAGTTGAAGTTTTTGCAAATAAACTAGCATTTTTAAACTCTCCATAATCATACGATTCGCCATCTTGTAATCGATAACTATTGTA